ATCTATAAGACTATATGAGAAAGACGAGCTTTCCATATTAAGTATATCGAAGTTTTTTGGCGTTGGTCATAATGTAATTAGAAGAATATTACAAAATAATAATATACCAATTCGTCCACAATATACAAAAACAGATAAACAAATGGAAAGAAGTTTGTGTAATTTAATATCAAAAAAAGAATATATTTTACCTTCTGGTAAAATTATATATATGAGAGGATACGAGCCAAATTTTTTAGATTATATTTTTAAAAATAATTTATTCGATGAATCCGATGTTGTTGTAAATCCTAAATCTGTTAAATATTTTTGTTCTATTAAAAATAAATTACGGACATATTATCCAGATTTTTACATAAAATCTATCAATTTAATTGTTGAAATCAAATCTTCTTGGATAAAGCTATTACAATCAGAAATTAACGTAAAAGATAAACAGAAATCAATAAGAAAATTGGGATTAAAATATTCGTTGGTATTAGATAATAATTTTAAAAAATTCAGAAGACTGATTCAAGTTCTTAAAACTAACTCCGTTTAATTTTTGACCGAGAATGAAATGTTTATTTTTTATTAAATTTATAACAAATCATTTTGGCTTCTATTTATATAAATAGTAATAGGGATGTACAATAAAGGATTTAATTTCGAAATACATGATCTATTGACGCAATTCATAGCGGCAATGGATGATGTTGTAATTGCTCGATACAATAAAAATCGAGAAGAACAAGAGCAAATCAAAGTTCGTTATGTACATGCTCCCGTACAAAGAGTAGTAAATGATATTGCTACCAAATCACAGAATATAACACTTCCTGTTATTGCAGTGAGTATTAATTCTATCGCAAGAGACGAATCTAGAGTGTTTAATAAGATCGAAGGTTTTTATAAATCAATAAAAAGAGTTAATCCTGATAAGGTATCAGTGCATATACCAATGCCTGTTCCCGTTAATATCACAGTTTCTGTGAGTATATTAACGAATTATCAGAGTGATATGGATCAAATTCTTTCTAATTTTATACCATACTCAAATCCTTATATTGTAATTTCTTGGAAAATACCAGAAGAATTTGGGCTGAGTGATGCTTCAGAAATACGCTCTGAAGTATTGTGGGGAGGCACTATTAATGTTGAATACCCCATAGAAATCGAAGCAACATCAAAACCAAGATTTCAAGCTACCACTGACTTTACAATTAAAGGTTGGATATTTCCTGCTTCTTCTACCGATTATACGAATAACATCTATTTCATAGATTCTAATTTTCATGAAACATCATTAATCAATTTAAATTATGATTCGTTTTCTAGTCTTTCTGCCGAGAATCACAGAACAGAAACCATTTCTGTTTCGGCTTCTCCTCAATTAACAAATGCATATTTGTTGAATCTTTCCCGAGAATTATCCGGAACTGAAGTAATTGTTGACGGGAAACTACAAAATCTTTCGTTTAATATATTGGGAAAAATGTTCCAATATACAACACATATACTATTAAGTAGTGATAATAATCTTTATACGAATTTATCTACGTTTGATTTCAAATATTACGATTCGATCAGTGGATACGTAATACCGGATTCGTATTATACCATAATGGGAGAAAACACAATTCATTTGAATTTACCCCCATTAACAGGTAACGGAGATATTAATATCGTAGTAGTAAATCCAGCAGGATGGAGTGATACAAATTCCATCAACACAAAATTAATATATCTTTCAGCGTAATCAAGAGTAAATAAATTCATGTCCGAAATTAATGGAAATAGTTCTTTTAGACAAGAATTAATGAATTACATCTCATCAAAATTACCATATTCTGGTTTTGATGTAACTCAGATGACCCAAAATTTAAATCCCAAGTACAAGTATTTCGAAGATACGGGGATGAAAAGAACTGAAGTATTATCTCGCCATTCAGTTTCACAAAACTTCGATTTCAATAATGAAACCGTAGGAAACATCACAGCAGACAAACGTTATAGTGAAGTGATGTATGCCAATATCCAAAAGGATAAATTGGCTCGTGTTCGTGATTATAGGATCATGGCAGCGTTCTCTGAAGTCACAAACGCTCTTGATGAAATATGTGACGAAATTATTAATATCGATTCACATACAAGTAGTTGTTTAAACTTGAAATATCGTAACATTAATTTATCGGATTTTCAAAAACAAACACTTGAAAAAGAATTCTATAAATACACAAACTTTTTTGATTTTGAACATAAGGGATGGTCGTATTTCCGCCAACTATTAGTCGAAGGCGAAGTATACTGGGAGCATATTGTACACAAGGATTATGTCGAAGAAGGTATTTTGGGTGTAATCCAAGTGCCTACTGAATTAATTGATCCAGTTTTTTCTAATGTACAAAACGTAATGGTGAAGGGATATTTGTATAGGAAACCAAAATTTGATCCAAATAATCCTCTTAAACAAGTGGGTGTTGATTTTATCCCAATGGATAAAAATCAAATTACTTATATTCATTCTGATGTATGGAATGAAAGTAAAACCATGCGTTTACCGTTTTTGGAAAACGCACGAAGAGCTTATCGTCAATTGAGCATGATCGAAGATTCGATTGTTATTTATCGTCTTGCTCGCGCTCCAGAACGTTTGGTATTCAATGTGGATGTTGGTAATATGCCAGCTCCAAAAGCAGAAGCATATCTTCGTAAATTAATCACGAATTATTGGTCAACTAAAACATATGATCCCGATCAAGGAGGAATTGTTCAAAAATTCAAACCACAATCTATTCTTGATAATTTTTGGTTTGCAAAGCGTGCTGGATCAGAAGGTACTGATGTTAAACAACTTGCGGGAGCTGGAAATCTTGGCGAATTGCAGGATTTACACTACTTCGTTAAAAAACTTTATCAATCTTTGAAGGTTCCGACAACTCGTCTTGATCCACAAGATGCATTCCGTGATGGAGCTGACATGCTTCGTGAAGAATTGAAATTTGCACGTTTTATTATTCGTTTACAACAATTATTTGCTGGCGGTATTAAGAATGGATTTATAACACATCTCCAACTAAAAGGAATGTGGAAAGAATATGAACTAAAAGAAGAAGCAATTCAAGTTGAATTTAATGTACCAACTAACTTCTATGAACTTCGTGAAAGTCAGAAATTAGAACTAAAGGTACAAAACTTTGGATCATTAACTTCTAACGAATCTATTTCTCCGTCATTTGCACAAAAGAGATATCTTGGATGGAATGATATTGATATTAAAGCCAATCGCGAATTCTTACGTAAAGACAAAGAATTACGTTGGGAATTAACACAAATCGAAAATCTTGGACCAAATTGGAAAGAACAAGTTGCTGCACAAGCTGCTGCTGGTGGAGCTGAAGCTGGCGCTGCCCCTCCCGGTGGTGGTGGCGGAGGAGGAGGTGGAATGCCCGGTGGAATGGGAGGAGGAGCACCGCCACCACCAGAAGGAGGCGAAACACCAGAAGCAGGAGGAGCACCCGCTCCAGAAGCACCAGAAGCTGGTGGAGCAACTCCTCCAGAACCAGCAGCATAAATGACTAAATATTTACATGTCATCATGTGAAGTCACGCCTGTTTCCGTATTCCAAAGCACCAATCTAAATAATAAGATTGATTCGTTTGATAAGTTGGCTCAGAGAATCGTAAGAACTCTGGGCGCTCCTTTGATTTCTGTTGAAGTGCATCAGGATCAACTTTATGATAATATTTCACAAGCATGTGAATTCTTTTCTAAATACGCTGGTTATACAACTGAATATCTTGTTATAGATTCTAATTTATATGAAAGAGGACGGGGTATTCGTTTAGATCACTTATATACACTAGCAAATCCAGCTCTTTCTCTAAAAGATAAAATAGTACATAAAACTATATCCAAAGATACTGCGCCATACATAATGAATCACGATACGTTTTTCATTTCTACGTCAGCATTGAATAAAGCTTTCTTTTCATTGAATTCAGAACTATCTGGTTTGTACAAAGAAGGTCTAGAAAGAAATGTTATACTTGATTATAGCATGTATAACCAAATGGTAACAGCATTTGCTGCTGATCCCGTATTGAATGTTATACCAATTTCTTCTTATTTTGTGAATTCATCCAGAGAAAATATCAGCATGGCTGGTACTGTGGACGCCACACAATCAACTGTGTTGTATAATAATATGTTTGATTACGATGCAATGGAATATCGTAAAGTAATAGCAGTCACAGATTTCCAAGAAGGAGCATCTTCAGGTATTAATACATTGTTCACCATAGAGCAAACTCTGGCACAACAAACCTATTTTAGTTATGCCATGGGTAACTATGGTTTTGATTTGGTCAGCTGGTACACTGTGAAACAATGGTTAGATACCAGAGAAAAGCTATTAGCAACCAAACGTTCATACGAATTTGATGAACGCACACAAATGCTTAGGATTTATCCCGAGCCATCTAATTCTGTGAGATTCTACGGAGTTTTATACTGTTATGTCGAGCGTCCAATTCGTGATTTGTTAAAAGAAATGTGGGTATATCACTATGCCTTAGCATTAACAAAAATAAATGTTGGAAATGTTCGTGGAAAATTTAGTAATATAAATCTATTCGGAGGACAAGTATTCACAAACGAATTAGGAGCACAAGGTCTAACAGAAAAGAAAGATCTAGAAACACAATTATTCACGAACGCGGCAGGATACGGAGACAGTTCGCCAGCAATATTTTTCGTATCTTAATGATTATCAAGTACTTATGAAAGCACTAATTAAAATTATTTTTGTTTTTTCTCTATTAGTTTCGGGATGTTCATCTCGTATTAATAGTCATACAAAATATCAACAATCAATAGAACAGAAACAAGATAAACTCAATGAAGATGCTAAAGATTTCATTGCAACTGCCAAACATATCTTAAGTAAAAAGAATTTAAAACAATCCGAAGTTCAACAAGCTATTGATATAATAGAAAAAGGGCAAACTCTACTGGGAGCAAAGGTTGACGATGGTGTAGAATTTAAAAATTTAGATGATAAGGAATTAGATAAAGCTATAAACGACATATTCCAAGAAGACAAGAAAGATTTAACAGTTATAGAAGATTTGGAACAAAAAGACAAACAACTTGTATCTGATATCATTACGGACAATTTCAAAAAAGAAACTATAGATAATTACGAAAGATCCAAGTCAATAAAGAGATGGTGTTTTCTCGGCGGGATATTATCTATATTAGGCACATTGTTTTATTTCTTTCCTACTAGATTTTTAAGTATTGGTGCTAATATAATTGGATTTTTTATAAGAAAATAATCAAATGCTTCCTTTAGGTAAAAAAGACGAAAGGTTTAAACAAGGATATTTTCGCCCCAAGAATCCTAAAAAATTCATTGGAGAATATGCGGTATTTCGTTCTTCTTATGAAAGAAAATTCATGTTATGGGCTGATGATAATCCTAATGTAATTGAATGGAGTTCTGAACGAATTATTGTTCCCTACCGTAGTCCTATAGATAATAGAATACACAGATATTATGTAGACAACTACATAGTGCTAAAAGAAGGCGATAAAGTTAAAAAGTATCTAATAGAGATCAAACCTTTTAAACAAACACAGGCACCTGTTGCTTCCAAGAAGAAGAAAAAGACCACAGTTTTGTACGAAAACACACAATGGGCCGTGAATCAAGCCAAATGGGAAGCTGCTAAAGCTTATGCTAAAACCAAAGGTGCTGAATTTATTATACTAACAGAGAACGAATTGTTTTAGAAAAGAATATTCTTAACAAAACCATTATAAGATTCTTTTAATTTTCTTTTCTTTGGTTTTTTCGTAACTGGATTACCAAAAGAACTAACTGTGGATGGTGTTTTAGCTAGTTGTTCTTTATCCTTTATATGTATCTTTTCTAGATCTGCATCACGTAAATTTGTGCCTGTGCTTACGCCATAAGTAGGATCGGTTCCTTCATAATCATGACGAGGCTCGTTATCGGTTTTACCAAATATAGTATGTCCACCAGCGCCGGGAGAATGTAAAAACATAGCATCTTCGTATCGATCTTCTCCGAATTTAACTTGTTGACGGGGTTTTGTGTGATTATGAAATAAAAATGGTTTTAATACTAGCCCCACAGTAGGATTAGAAGTTAATGTTTTTATTCTTCCGGTTATCTTGGGAATAAATTCTTCGTAAGTATCGAATAATTCAGATAATTCCCGTTTACCTCCTTGTGATTTTATTCTTAATATTGGCTTACTATTACGATACATTCGTTTGTATGTTGTTTTATCACTAATTGCCGTGTACATAACAATCAACGAATCTATAAATGCTTGTTTGATTACTGGATTCTTTTCTGCACGAGCATCTATTGTGAATCTTTCTATACAATCAGGTAATATCCAATAAGGAATTGCTAAATCACCATCAATAATATTCTTGTAAAATTTATTACTCGGTGCTTCGGATATTAAATGCATCAATGCTTTTTGTGATTTTTTAGGAACTCGGGATTCTTCTCCTGTTAATTTTATATAATATCCTTCTTCTATATCTTCAGCAGTATAATATTCAAAATTCTTATCTCTGATAGTATCAGATTGTGTAGGAGATAATGCAGTTGTTCTTCCGATATTTGATCCTATTGCTTCAGGAGCATCAGGATTCAATGCCATTGTTGTTTTTTGTGTATGTTGACGATTCAAGTCTTGGTGTGATTTTGGCATTTTTGCTTCGTTTAATGAATGAACATACTGCTCAAACATAATTTTTGAATCATTATACATACGATTATTTACATTTTTTAATTTTTTTAGTAATCCATATCTTAAAAAAATAAATAAATACTCTAAATAGTTTTATGTCACTACGTTTAATTGTAGAAAAGCCTGCACCAGATGAACAATTCGAATACGTGTTCGAAGAAAAGGATCGTAAAAGTCCTTCTACATTATTCATTAAGGGGCCATACATGATGGCTGAAAACTATAACAGAAATAATCGTTTATACAAATTAGATGAAATGATTAAAGAAGTTAATCGATACAAAGAAGAAATGATTAGAACCAATCGTTCTATGGGAACCCTTAATCATGAAAGCAGCGCAGAAGTTAGTTTGGATAAAGCTTGTCACATCGTAACTGAGTTATATCAAGATGGTAATGTTTTCCATGGCAAGAGCAAAGTACTAACAACACCATGTGGACATATTGTACGAGCACTTGTGAATGACGGAGTTCGAGTTGGCATGAGTTCACGAGCACTTGGACAATTAGAAGAAGGAGCTGGTGGTAAGAATATCGTAAAGGATCTGCGTTTGATTTCTATCGACTGTGTGGCTGATCCTTCATTTCCAAAAGCATTCGTTAATGGAATTCTTGAATCCAAGGCATGGGTTCTTGGTGAATCTGGATCGTTTGAAGAAGTTTATCACGAGTTTGAACAGAAAATTTCAAAACTTCCTAAGAAACAAATCGAAGAATATTTAAAAGAATCGATTATGAATTTCCTAAATAAAATTAAATTAGGCTAAATAAAAATATGAATCTCGTAGAAAAAAATATCATAGATTTCATTGATACCTTGATTGTTGATGACTATAGCACTGCTAACAAATTTCTAGAAAACATTGTGCATCAGAAAATTAAGAATCTAATTTCCGAATCAATGTCTGCACATCCTTTTAAGTTGGTATCCGAAGGGAAAAAGAAAAAGGCTAAAAAAGCAAAGACCAAAGCAAAGAGTATGTTAGTTGGTGCGAAAATGGAAGATCCATCAGATACTTTCAAAAAAATAAGCAAGAAAACACTAAAACCAAAAGGCAAAACGAAGTAATTTAATATAAAAAGACTAACTAATATTATGGCAACTGAAATTACAAAACTTCTAAAAGAAGCAACACAAGGAATCCTAACTGACGAAACACTGGGCCAAATTCAAGAAGCATTTGATAGTGCTGTTAACGAAAGAGTTAAGATTCATGTTGAAAAGGCTTTGACCGAACAAGATTCCGAATACACAGAAAAAGCACAACAACTTCTAGAAGCCATTGATGCAGATCACAGCAGAAAGTTAGAACGTGTTGTAGAAGCTCTTGATACCAACAACGCAGCAAAATTACAAATGGTTGTAAAACGTTATCAAAAGGTTGTTACTGAACAAGCCACACAATTTAAATCTGAATTGGTTGATAAGATTTCTGATTACATCGACGTTTTCATTGAAAATAAAATTCCTAAGAAGGCTATCACCGAAGCAGTCAAGAACCAAAAGGCACGTTTGATCCTAAACAATCTTCGTGAAAATCTTGCTATTGATTCCGCACTAATGAGCGAATCACTAAAAGAAGCATTGCTTGATGGCAAAACACAAATCGTAGAATCTCGCAAAGCTGCTGAAGTTGCAAAGACCGAAGCTGCTGGTCTACGTGAAACACTTTCTAAAGCCAAAGCCGCTTTGGTTCTCGAACAGAAAACATCCAAGCTAAATCCAAAGAAAAAGGAATATGCTCAACGAGTTTTCGAAGGCAAGTCTCCAAAATTCATTATGGAGAATATTGACTACACACTTTCCTTATTTGACAAGAAAGAAGAAGAACGTCTTTCAACATTGAAAGAAGAAGCTTTCTCCCATCGTCAAATTAAACAAGACCGCGTTGTTCTCGAAGAAGAAACCGAAGACGACCGTCCAACACAAGAAGAAAATTTCAGTCACGTTCATAATTATTTGAACGAATTAGGTAAATACTAATGTATTTGCTTAAACAAAAAATTTGGTAGAAGTAAATCATTACTTGAGTTCCTGTTATTACAACAATGTAACAACTTGAGGTCGAAAAATAAAGAAAGAAAAATAACACATATGAAACAAATCAAACCCGCACAATCATACATCGATCAAGATCGCGCAAAGGTTCTTTTGGAAAAGTGGGCACCAGTGCTCGACTACACCTCTAAGAGCGTTGCTCCAATCGAAGACGAACATACACGCCTAAACACAGCAATGCTACTTGAGAACCAAGAAGCTTATTGCCTACGTGAAGCTAACGTAGCTGGTGGATCAAACACAATGTTTGGTTCTATCAACAACGGTGGTACTGGTGGAGCTTTCGGAAATTCCGATTCCTACGCTGGTGGCGATAACCGTCTTCCTAAGATTTTGATTCCGATGATTCGTCGTACATTCCCTGAATTGATCACTAATGAGATCGTTGGGGTTCAACCTATGTCTGGTCCTGTTGGGCTAGCATTCGCACTTCGTTATAAGTACTCCAAGGATACTCTTGGTGGTAACTATCAAGATCAAGCTGCTTCCAACGGAAGCTGGCTATCTGCTGGTCCACACAATCAAGTCGGTGTAAACTACACTGGTCAGAAGACTCCACAAGGTGATAACGAACTCGGATTCCAACATCTAGACTCACGTTTCACTGGTACTTCCGCTGCTTCACTATCTGGTGTCAATGACACTGTTAATGGTGTAACATGGAACTTTGCTGCTCAAGATGGTGGCGTTGCTGAAATTCTAAAGAATTTCGAAATCAATGCAAACATCCCAACCGTTGAAGTCTCCTTCGAGAAGACTGCCGTTGAAGCTGGTACTCGTCGTCTTGGTGCAAAATGGTCTGTCGAATTAGAACAAGATCTTAAAAACATGAATGGTATCGATATCGATGCTGAAATCACAAACGCTATGGCGTACGAAATTCAAGCAGAAATCGACCGTGAAATGATTATCCGTATGATCCAAACCTCCCTAAACGGTGGTTATCGTAAGGGATTCTCTGTTTGGTCTCCTTCTACTGCCGATGGCCGTTGGCTTGTTGAACGTAACCGTGACTTCTACCAGAGAGTAATTATCGAAGCAAACCGTATCGCTATCCGCAATCGTCGTGGACCAGCAAACTTCATCGTTGCCACACCTCGCGTGTGCGCTATCTTTGAAATGCTACCCGAATTCCAGTGGGTAACTGTACAGGGCAATGTTAGCACCCAGCAAACTGGCGTTGCTAAGGTTGGATCTCTAGGTGGCCGTTTCCAAGTTTACCGTGATACACGCACCGAAGTTCAGAACAGCGACACTTATGGTGATGTAGGATATACCGGACAAACGTCTGGCATTGAATACGCACTACTAGGGTACAAAGGTACTGAGTTTTACGATTCTGGTATTATCTATTGCCCTTACATTCCTGTAATGGTTCAGCGCACAATCGGACCAAATGACTTCGCTCCTCGCGTAGGTCTATTGACGAGATATGGCGTGGTAGATAATATCTTTGGAGCTTCCTTGTATTACCACACCATTATTCTCAAGAATCTTGGTCAGGCATTTACGCCCGGAAATTCCTCAGTATATTTCTAAACTACGTAAGTATTTAAAAATAAGCAACTTAGAAAGAACCACAGAGAAATCTGTGGTTCTTTTTTTATAAAAATGTAATATAATTTCTTGATATTTATAAATATAGATGATATATTAGGAGGAATATGACTGAAATAAAAAATAAAATATCAGATTTTTTGAATTCGAAATATAACGGATCATATCGTTTCGTTAAAGAAAAGATGTTTATAGATATTTTCGGAAAATCCGTTTATGATATCATCATAAATAATACATTATTTATTGATAACACAAAATACGCTTTTTCTGTAAGAGTTCGTTCGTTTATTGAAGGGTTAACCGATTCTCCGAAATGTATAGTGTGTGGAGTATTAACTATTTTTAATTCTAATAACGGATGGCAGGCTACTTGTAGCAGAACTTGTCATATGAAATCCAGCGAAAGGGTGGAAAAGTTGAAGAAAACAAACATGAAAAAATACGGATCTACCAATTTTTTAACATCCGAAAAAGGAAAGACCAAATCAAAAGAAACAAATTTACAAAAATATGGCGTTGATAATTATGCAAAATCAAAAGAATACAAAGATAGACTAAAATCTGGTGATATATCCAGCAACCACAACACAAAATCAGCAGCATTAGCATCCAAATTAAAATATTATAATAGTTTAATCAATGGTGATATTATAATGCCTTTATTTCCTTTTGAAGAATATGAAGGATTTTCTAATGGTTATAAAATATATAAATGGAAATGCAAAAAATGTGATTTTGAATTTGACGCTATTGTAAAATACCACAAACATCTGGAATGCAGAAAATGCAAACCAAACGGCACTAAAATGGAAATATTCATAAAAAAATTTCTAGATGATAATAATATAAATTTCATTTACAGAGATAGAAATGTTTTAGATGGATACGAAATAGACGTATATGTTCCAAGCCATAAAGTAGGAATAGAATTACACGGATTGTATTGGCATTCTGAATTACATAAAGACAAAAATTTACATAAATTAAAAGCAGATTTAGCAAATAAGGCAGATGTCAAACTTATTCAAGTATTTGAGGATGAGTTTAAACAAAAAACTGAAATAGTATTAAGTAGAATAAAAAATTTATTAAACTTAAATGATCACAGGGTATTTGCAAGAAAATGCAAAATACGAGAAATAACTAGCAAAATAAAATCAGAATTTTTAAATAAAAATCATATTCAAGGCAACACGAACACATCTTTGAATTATGGTTTGTATCTTAATAATGATTTAGTTTCTGTGATGACATTCGGAAAAGAAAGAATTGCATTAGGATCTAGTCATAGAAATAATGTATATGAATTGAATAGATTTTGTACTAAACAAAACACAACAGTTATTGGAGCAGCCAGTAAACTATTACAGTTTTTTATAAAACAAACAAATCCATCAGAAATTGTAAGTTATGCCGATAGAAGATGGTCTAATGGAGATCTATATGAAAACATAGGATTTAAGTTTATCAAAAACACAAAACCAAATTATTGGTATACTGATAATTATACATCAAGAGAACATCGTTTTAAATATAGGAAAAATATTTTATCAGAAAAATTGGAAAATTATGATGACAATTTAACAGAATTAGAAAATATGAATAATAATGGTTATGTCAGAATATGGGATGCTGGTAGTAAAAAATACAAAATGGTGTTTAAATAAATTATGAAAGTTATTACATTACCGGAATTATAAGTAGTAGAAGATGCAACTAGAAATTTAGCTAAAATATAAATAGATCTACCAATTTTTACATGAAAAATATTTGGCAGTTCCGGGTTTAGCAGACGAACATTTATGCCTCGCACGGAACGATTTACGTTTTTTCGGATTGGATTTTTTGATTCTTAATTTAGGATCACCATAATGTACTCTTTTTAGTTTTCCGCCAACTTTAGTACATCTCATATACTTTTTATCTTTTCTGGTAGACTGCGTTTGTCCTGTAACTTTTGTACATTTTCCTTCTAACAAAACCATATGCTCTAAAAGTTCTTCAAATTTCATAGAAATATTTATCTTATATATTGAAAAAATTATCAGCAAAGAGTAAATAGTAACATGGCAACTTTCTCTGATTTTGTATTTAATGTAGATTCCCAAAGTCCTGCTCAAATTGGGCCGTCCTTATCTGCTGCTGATAATTCTGTTGTGTTTGTTAAAACCGATTCAACATACAAGGCTGTAACTTTTGTTTCTCCTACTGTTTTCACCACATTGTCTCCAACACAATTAACAGCAATCACTACGAATTCTAATATTTCTGGATTTTACTCTGGATGGACAACTGCTGGCGTTCCTGTTGGAGCCAAGTATTCCGGTACTGATTTCAAGGCACTAACTGCTGCGTATTCTCTATCTGCTCTCAGTGCTCAACTAGTAGTTATCACAACTTCTATTCTTAGCACTTCAGAATTTGGAACAGGAAAGCTTGTAGGAACTATCAAAACACCAGTTGGTGTTGTTTATGATGCTGTTGCTAGTCCGTCCACAAACACAGTAACACTTTCTGTTGCGGATAATATCCAAGTTCAAGTATCAACCAGTTATAATGGTGCTACTTTTGGATTGTATTTTGATGATCGTTCTACTTCATTGTTTGCTGTAAACACTGCTGCGACTGGATATCAAACAGTTTCTGCTCTATCATTAGATAATCGCGGTCCTAATGAACGCCGCCGTTTTGCTGTAGAACTTTAATTTTCGTTGTTCATATTGGTCTCATAGACAAAAACCTCTTATAGAAATATAAGAGGTTTTTTGTATTACGAATTAAATATTTCTATGGGAGTTTTATTTGAAAAAAGCAAAACTGGATTTCTCAATCCAGTGAATGGAACTGTTGATAAATTAATATCAGCATCAAATGGATTAATGTGTTTGAAATCTGCTATATTTGGTGCAATACCAAATCCAGCAATGATACTACAAGGATTAGCAGGAGTTGCAGCTGGAATGGTATCAGCAATAATAGGAGCAGTAACTACGGTAATACAAGAAAGAGTTGATCAGATTATAAATTCGGCTTTATCTCCTATTCGAAAAATCGAAGGAATTATTACGGATCTCACTTCTACGTTAATAGGAATACAAGACACCATAGACAGAGCAACAAACATGGATAACTATTTCAAGAATAAACAAGACTGTTCTTCTTGGGGAGCACAACTAATGAATTGTTTAGCACAATCGGCTATTAATAAAATATCATCAAAGATAGCAATGAATGTCGATAAACACATAGGAGGTCTAGCAGATTCTGTATCTAAAGAATCAATGAAAGTAAATGGAGTAATAGATAATCATGTTGCAAAACATACAAAATTTCTAGACAAAGCTAAGTTACAGACTAAATTATTAACATAATATGGGCAATCCTTTTGATGATAAACATTATGGTTTCTTTCGTGGTATGGTTGTCCAAAACAATGATCCAGATAGAAGAGGTCGAGTTAAAATCGCCATACCAGAATTCACTGCACAATTAGCACGAGAATTGGGATTGCCTCCGGACGTGCATAGTGCCCGATTTGTTGGTGGTAGTAACATAAAAACAATATACGACAAGGAAACACTAAAAAAGTTCTGTGAAGTATTAAAATGGGCAGAACAAGCATCCCCATTAATTGGTGGCGGTACTGCTGGCGTATTTGATGCAAAGAATGGCACAGCGACTGTTGGGGAAGGTTACAGAGGAGTATTAGCAGAATCTTTGGGAGAAGAAAGCATCACTCCATCAGGAGAAAGTGTTTCTCCTAAAGCAGCAATGTCCAGTAATGCAACTCCCGGTGGTTTTGATCAAGGATATAAAACAGGAATATGTGATGTATACAATCAAACATTAGCACCTTCTCCTATTAATAATGCTACCAAGGGTATGTTTTCTATACCTCGTGTTGGTTCGCAAGTATGGGTATTTTTCGAAAATGGTAGTTTAGATCATCCAGTTTATATTGGATATGTGTATGACAAACAGGATTGGAATAGTGTGTTCAATCCACAAGGAAGTAATCCAGATATGCATTATCCAGCAGGATCTGAAAATATGCAAGACGGAGAACCTTATTTTTTTACGGGAAAAACCGTAATGAATTCCAAAGCAGGTTCGATAGAATTAATAGAAACAGATGATTTCGAAAAAGTAAAAATATCTCATTATAGTGGTTCGTTTTATGAAATGTCTAATCATATAACAGCAGAAGTTTGTGTGGAAAATAAAGCCACTGTTATTAATCAACAAGAAACACACACAGTAAAAGGAGACCGAGGATTACGTGTGATGGGTGATTCTCATGAAAGATACGAAGGAGATCACCATTTAACTTATGGAGATCCAGACAACAAAACCATGTATGATGACTGGATCGAAACTGCTGCTCCTGCTTTTAGGCATGCTGCTAATTTTTTTCAACAAGTAAGAATAATCAAAGATCCAACAAATAGTGGTGCATCAAAAGGTGGACCAAATAAAACATATGCTCATCCAACCGAATTAACATTAGTTACTGATTGGCCGAGATTGGTTGAGGGTATGAATCCTACCGCATATATGAAAAAAATACAACATACTGAATTGGGTGTTTCATAACTTGAACTGTTTTTATATTTAATTAAATAAAGATATGGCAAAAGTAAGATTTCGTGGAAGAATCGTAGAACTTAGTGATGACCCAAGTAAATGGGAAGCTGAAAAGTCAGCCCTTTATAAAAAATTCAAATCAGAAGCGGAAGCTGCTGCTGCGGCAGATCCTGATTCTTATCCAGATCCCGATTCTAAGATCAAATTAACTGATCAACAAATAGAAAATAGATACAAAAGAGATATTGATATTGTTGGTGATGTAGAAGCACAACGAACAAAACGAGCATTAATAGAAAGAAATAAAAAAATAGACGGAATCGAAAATACAGAAACTGCAAAATCTGTTACACCTGATCCAGTTCCACCAGTAGAACCAATACCCACACCCATACCAGTAACTGAAGTAAAAACCACCACGGTAGACGGAACTACTACTTCGAAAACTACCACGATAGAGGAATCCGAAACCACATCAACCGTTAGTACTGCATCTACAAATTCAACTACGAATACAAATACAACTACATCTACAACTACATCTACGCCAGCAATAATAAAAACACAAAAAAAACTAGCATCTAGTAATAAACTTTCCGAAAAAGTACATGTTGCCACTGCTCAAAAATTTAGCAAAGAAAATCATGCAGAAGTATTAACTAAAGTAGCGGAAAAACTTATTCCAATCGAATCAGATATAAAAGCAGGTGGCAATCAAATAATTTCATACGAAAAAGATAAGCACGAATCCATAGGAGCAGCAATAAATACTTTTCCGTGTC